TCTCCGTTTTAATCTAATTGTTATGATAATAGATCATAAATATCATACTGTAGGTCTCCATCGCCATCAAAATCTTTATATAAAATAGATTCCATTTTATCATGTAGACTTTCATCAATAATATCTAACGCTTCTTCCACAAAGTCGGCATAATCAGTAGTACCGATAAATTCACAGATAGTTACACACGTCATAATAGTATCATCATTACCGTGCTGTCCACCGTAAGAACCATTTGGTAAAGTACCAAACATTGACGCTTCGTCAACTGTTGTCTTTTCATCAAAATAGACGCGGTTAGCTTCTGCTAGCTTTTTTAGGTTTTGACACATCACCGGTTTGTTATCTGATTTAATACGAATACCCGGCTTCAAAACCCTGGCGTCATGGCGGTGTTTGAACCTAACAATCATTTCTTCATCAAAGTCATTTCGTCTTGGAAAAAGAGAAGTCAAATATTTAATAAGAATTGTACCGTATGTATTGAATTCTATAACCAGCTTTGTGTTCTCCGGATTGAAAATATCTACTGAAAGTGTATAGAGAACTTTTGCAAAGTCTTCAATAACATGTTCATTAGACCTAAATACGCCAATTTGTTTTAACATGAAAAAGTCATACATGGCACCCGGATTTTGTAAGATTTCCATATGCTTTTCTTTCATAGGTATTAATTCAAACATGTTGATAACAGAATAGTCACCACCATTACCCTCCGCAATATCAATTGAGAACGTGAAGAATCTTCCATCTTCTCTTGCATATGCTGGATCAAAATCTGGATGCCATTGAAGAAAACCCTTCATATCCATATGAATATTTTCAAATTCATCTAGGTCGTGGTATACATAATTCTTAATGCCTTTACGTAGCATCTTCATTGTGCCCGGGCTAAATAGCAGGTTTGACGATGAAACGAATTCATTACCATACTGTCTATTAAATGCCTCTTCAGAACCTAGGTTATTAAGTTCTCGTTTGTACCAGCTATCATCACGGTCTGGGTGTTGCCACCAATCAATACGTGTTGGTTTATATGCATTTTCACCGCGGTCAGCTGCCGAATAAATTTCATAGAATTTATTAAAGCCGTTCGGTGTTGATGTGATATTAATACGAGATACCTTCGAAGCCGAAAGCGTTGGATAAACGTTTTCATAAAACGTATCCACAATTGAAGGATGCACGTGAGCAAACTCATCCAAATACAGGTTGTGGATTGTAAAACCAATACCCGATTTTGCAGTTGTTGATTGACCAACAATACGGCAACCATTGTCACACTTAACGTTCATAACGTCATACTTGATAATACCGGGCTTCATATAGAACGGTAGGTTTTCAAGTACAACTTTTGCTTTGTCAATAATCTCTTTAGTTGTATCTGATTTATTGGCAAGTAGTAGGGTTGTCTTATCAAAGTTGAATGTCAGGTACCAAGCATTAAAAATAGACGCCGTGACGGTTTTACCCATCTGTCTAGATGCAAGTACAACATTGAATCGATTGTCCTGGAAATCTTTAAGTAACTGCTTTTGGTAATCTCTAAGTTTAACTTGTTGAATACCCTCATCTGTCATTACAACAGCATATCGCTCAGCAAAGTATACAATATCGTTTGCACATTTTGCTAGTTCTGCAATTTCTTCATCCGTATATTCAAATACAATATTACCCTTACGAAGGTACTGCTTACTTTCGTAAAATGGTAAAGCAATCTTGGGGCGATAGCCCTGGTCCATTGCTAAAACTAAGTCATTGACTTTATTAGTGGACCATACAAGTTTCGATGCTTCTGTATCTGAATCCTCTTTTGGAATCCAAACATTATCTCCAGTATAATCGCTCATATATTAGTTATTCTTATGGGATTAAAGTCTAACGCATCTGTATCTGCATATATTGAATTATAATCATTGGAATCAATAAAATCCTTTAATGTACCTTTGCTAAAATCTAAAATATCTTTTTTATATAAGATCCAATGATGTGTCATAATTTTACCCATGTCATCTTCATCATGTGCCATGTCTATGATTTCAATTTCACCGAAAACTGACTTAAATCCTTTTAATTTGTTTGATTTAATTATATTTGAAACTTCTGATATAATACCCTGGCAATCTCCTAACGATTGATTATCTAGGAAATCTTCCCAACTATCATAATCATTTGCTGATAGAATTTCATCAATTATAAATTGAATATCTTTATCTAATTTATATTCCTCAAATAGTTTTACACGTCCCATATTAATCTTCTGTGTTTTCTTCTATGTCAATATCTGTAATGTCGTCAGATTCACCTTTAGGAATCCAAACATTATCTCCAGTATAATCGCTCATAGATCGTTTTCTTCAGCTTCGACGTCTTCGATATTATTATCAATACCCGCTCTAATTTTTGACATTAGGTCGCGTGTACCTCTTTGCACATTACCGCCAGTGTTATTACCACCAGAAGCTTCATCTGTAATGCGCTTGTTTGTTTTTTCTCTATAGATTTCAGCATCTCTAGCAATACGCTTTACCGATTCCTCGGTTGCCATCAAGTACATTGTCTGTGATTTGATGATATCAAGCATTGATTTTTGCAGAGTAGCTAGTACTTCAAACATACGTGGTGCTAATTCACCATCTTCAATTGTTTGCAAGAGTGTTGTCAGCGCTCGCTCACCGGCTTGAAGTTGGTAGACCAATGAACTCATTGTCATCTCGTCCATCTTCTTTTTTGCCTTAACGTATTCGTCCTGTTCAATAATATCTGCATCCAAATAAAATTTCATCAAACTTGTGATGGTCTTTTTAGCTTGAATGTCGGCATTGCCTTTAATTGTTTTATAATCAAAAGGTGCATAATGTTCACCTTTAACTGGTAACTGTGGATCAACCTCTACAATACCGCTAAGTGATTCACCATCACCAATTAGACTGTCTAGTTCATCTCTAATTTGGTCAGCCGCAGAACGGATACCATTGTTCTTATCACTCATAAATATAATCTGTTATTATGATACTATATATATCTAGTATATTACTGCTATAAAATTTGATGCCAAAAAGATTTATCTTGCGTTATGGTATCTCTGGTAAGAAAGAGAAGGAATAGCATTGTCCACAATGGTTGCCAAGTGTGCATCTCTAACCAGTGATTGATTAAGTATATTGTGGTGTTGTTCCTGTTCAATCGTCTTTTTCCAAAGTCTCAAGTTTGTTAATTTTACTAGACCGCCTTTTAGTTTGTAAGGTCTATCTAGGTCCCAAATAACTGCTTGGTCAATTGGCTTGACTTCACTAAATTCTAGTTGCAAATTATTATTTGCATCTTGTGGTCTGTTTCTGTTATTTGATTCATCTAAATAATAGATATATGCACTAAGTTCACGGAATGTATTCGACATATTGATAACAAGCCCGTACCACTCATGTGAACCCAAAATCATATTATGTGTAAATGTATAGATTTGACCGTTTAGGGTTACCTCTAATACCTGTGATGAAATTCTTACATTGATACCTTCGCCAAACTGGTCGCCGTTTAAAATCTGGTACTTTGTTGTATCCATTGTATCAAATACTGGTGAGAACCAAGTTGTAAATGCTAAGTTGTCGTTGATTGACTGTGTTGATTTTTGTATATAGTCAACAGCATCAATATCTGTTTCTACAGATGAAAGGTCATAATAGTTTTTAGAAACAAGTGTCCATCTATTTTTCAAATCATAATCTACAATTCTAAGTGCCGCCGCCGATCTTTGACGTACGCCATCGTCCCATTGGTGTGGCGTTGATTTAAGTTGTTGTGGATCGGTTGCCTTTACATATTCTTGTTGAATCTCTTCGCCGAAGATTTCTTCAACGCCCATTACAAGATTTTCAAGTTCTGCTTCAATTTCTTGTGGTTTAGCAACCGCTGATCTGTTTTGGTATTTAGACAGCATTACTCTCCAATAAGTATGTTGTATATTAAATTCGTCGGCAAGTGCCACAGATTTAACCTCATACATTTTATTGTTGATTGGGAAATAAAGATAGTCCTTTACTCTTGGTCTATTGCCAAGACCAAATGTTTTTTCAAACTGATAATCTGTGATATGAATTTCAAAGTCCTCAAAGCCCATGCCAAATACATCGTACTGCATTGCTTCAGTTGGAAATTCATTATCAGGTACAGATACTTTTAGGTCACCCGCTGCAACAACATTGAACAGCGAATATTCCATAAAGATAACATCCTTAGTTCTTTCGTCTGGCACTGTTCTGTAGTACCTAACACCGTGACCAAAAATGTCGCTTGTAATTTCAACAAGTTGGTTATAAAGATTGTTATTTCTTGTTAGCTGATAAGGTTTGAAAATATTGTCAGATGTTTCACATTCAACTTTAATATTAGCACAACCGCTATAATTCAATGGATCAGCACAATCAATACAGTATTGTGGGCAAGCTTCGATGATACCGTCTTGGTCCTCAACCGTGAATGTAACATCAATTAAAACAATTGAAGCATCTAAACCAAGTCTATCTACTTCAGCTCTAATATCAAGATACAAATCAACAGTGCCGTCCCATGTTAAATAAAACAGATCACCTGGTGTTAAATTTTTATTTAGGGGAGCAAATTCAGAAAACTCTTCACCATTATTAGAATACCTGTACTTGTAAACAAAGTTATTGTTTTCGTTTACAGGAAGCATAAACTTAGCTTTTTGTGCCGTGAATGGAGCTGGGGATGCCAGCTCAATGTGGATGGGCGAGATTTGAGTGGCAACTTCTAAGATTGTATTGCCAACAATAATAGTATCACCGGCTGACAAATTAAAATTTGTGCCGAAACCTGAGACCGTTGTAGAACCCTCATATAGATTAATCGTACCAACTGTAAACATGTTGTCAATACCTGCAAGAATGCTGTAATCAACTACACGAACAATGTTCTTATAAGGTTCTAAAAGTCTTGCGATAATAACATCGCCAATCTCTGTTGCTCTTTGTCCTGTGACCATATTATTATTTATATCGCATTATTTTCAGGCGCATTACTACCACCAATACCAGGTAGTTTAGGTTTATTACCCTTTGCAACGGCAACTGAATCTTGTGGTTTATAAACTTCGCCTGCAATCCAGGAAGCAACAAAACCAGTGAGTGAAACAAAATAAACTGCAAGGTCACTTAGATTTGCTTTATACCAAATAGCAAATGCCCCAACAATTGACCAAAGTACAACAATAACATAAATCATGATTTCTCGTCTTGAACTAGGACCGGGTTTCATTAAACCTGTTTTTTCACTAGGTCTGCGAGATTCACCCCAAATATAAGTGGCTACATAAGCTGTAAGCGCGCCAAAGTACATTCCAAGCTGACTAAAATTAACACCTTTGACAGCACCAAGAATACCCATCGCAATCCATAAGAAGACCGTGATGTATACTAATTCTTCACGCTTACCAAAATTCTTAACAAGATCACGTAGCTTTGCAATAAGCTTTTTCATAAAGAAAGTTATACTTTCTTTTATATATCTACCAATCTGTGACCAATAAAATCTCTGGGTTGTCAGTTTCAAGCTTATATGAAAGCACATCCATTAAAACTGCAAGAATGTCAACTTGTTCGTCCGTAATATCCATTGTATTAAGTGCCCTTTCAAAAAGTCTAAGTAAGTCACCAGCTGAACCTCGACTGTATTGCTTGTCTTTAATAATATTAAGTTCTTTAAGAACTGGATTGATAGCTTTAATCTGATCAAAGCTTAATATTTGATTTAGGCGAAGAGTTGCTCTTAAGATTTTGAATGAATATTTAATCTGCTTATCATCGTCAATTTGTACCATTCTAGAAAAATAACGAGACTTTGAAAATGTAAGCTTGATATATTTTAATCTATCAAAATCTGTTAAAATCTTATTTAAGAAGTAAATTGAATTAGCATCTCGATGAATAAGTTCTAAAGCAATTGCCCTAATCTTCATCAATTCGCGCTTAAAATTCAAATCAAGTAATAAACGCAATTGATATGGTGTAACTAGAATTGAATCTTCGTTTACATTTGAATAGTCAAGTTGATTCAAACACTTTGTCCAAATTAAATTATCGTAGTAATTAAATTTATAGAGGGTGATATCAATGACATCACACATTGACGCAGTATTAAATGAATCCATATTAATATACCTGAATACTTTTTTCAATTGATTGGAGTTCTGCGTTTAATGCAGGACCCGCAAACTTTTGTAATTCTTTAAATTCACGACCGCCGATTTCGTACTTTCTCATATAAACTTCAACGGCCTTATCTGTAGGTATATATTCATTTTTAGAAGTAGGGGCCTGTTTAGCTTTAGCTGTCTTTGTATAAATCCAACCAGGTACACTTGTGAATCTACGGGCTAACAAGCTCCATGCATCAACTACATATGAACCCTCAATACCATTGATATTAAACGCTTGAGCATTCTCCGGATACTTAATCGCAAAGAATCTATTAATCATAAAATGATGGCGCTTTTTATTGTGTTGTTTAATTTGTTTATAAAGCTGTGGCTTTGTAAACATAATCTTTATAAAATCAAAAAGCTTTGTTTCATCAAGCATTAGAATAGGTTATTGAGCTGTTGTGTTTTAGGTTTAACTTCGCGCTTTGGTTCATCAACTAATTTCAAACCGGTAAATGGATCGAGGTGATCAGGAACCGATGTGCCGTTTTGATTGGTCCAATTAGTACCTTCCAAGATACGCTCCATCTGAGATATACTATGCATATCCAATTCTACTGCATTTGTTTCAATATCATTATAAATTGCATTCATAATTGGCTCAGGAATTGTGCGAATATGCAATAACATCAATTGAATGTTTTGCGCAAGCTTGGCTTTGATTTCAGTTTTGCTTGAATTTGCCACAACCCGGTAAATAACATCGCTCATCTTTTCAAGACATTCAGGTACAAATAGTTGTTCAACCTCAAAGTGTCCAAAGTCTTTTTCGTACTGCTTTAAAATCTTAAGAGCTTGATTGTCTGTAATTGAGAATGTACGAACCTTGCCGTTCTTCATGGCCTTATTGTACGTTACAACTGAAGGGATATTATCTGACTTGTCACCGATAAGAATCTTCTGGAAGATAAACTTACGTGAATCAATCTCTTCAATATTTACGCGGTTTGAACGTGTCCACTCCTTAATCTTATCCTTGATTTCATCAGAGCTGATATTATCATTATTAAGATTAAATAACAATTCATCATTTGTTAATGAATCACCGGTCTTAGTATTAATCAGTTCATTGAAACCGTTGAATGCAATAAGATTGCGGCGGGTATTGTAATACCAAAGCGTATATCCATCGGTTGCTTGTGTATAGTCAACAAGTTGAATCATATCACGGTCGCCAGTCCAGATAATGCAGTTTTTACCTTGATTGTTTAATTCGGTTGCACGAGCAAATAGGATATCATCTGCTTCAGCACCTGGCGTCTGCTGGATGATTACACCATTCTTGGCTAAGAGTGCACGAAATTCATCGTAAATGCTATACACAGCGTCCCAGTTAACTGAATCATCAGTTTTGCGAGTACCCTTATATTCTGCTTCAGGATAAAAGTCTTTGCGCCACGATTTAGAATCAACGGCAATAACCACTTGGTCAACGAATGGTTTCATCTTTCGGATTTCGCTAGCAAAGTCAATGCAAAGCTTTCGCATAAATTGACCCTGATCTTTCTCACTATCGAGTAGACGCTTGTCTTTTCGGCGGGGCATGACATACAGCCGGCTGTACACAAAGTAGTTGCCGTCAATCATCAATGTATGTTTTCCTAGTTTCATAGTCTTAGTCTTTGTATGCTACTAATATAGCAAAAATATTTGACATAAAAAAATTACTGCATAACAATTGTTTGAATCTTGTAAACACAAGA